CAATGACGTTATCCCCAACCACATTACCATTCAAAGTAATTGCATTCACATTATCCCCCGAGACATTACCATAAAGTGTAATCGCACTCACATTATCCCCAGAGACATTACTGTTTGTTGTTATCGCGTTTATTGTTGAAGCAATGACGTTATCCCCAACCACATTACCATTCAAAGTAATTGCATTCACATTATCCCCCGAGACATTACCATAAAGTGTAATCGCACTCACATTATCCCCAGAGACATTACTGTTTGTTGTTATCGCATTTATTGTCGAAGCAACGACGTTATCCCCGACTACATTACCATTCAAAGTAATTACATTCACGTTATCCCCCGAGACATTACCATAAAGTGTAATCGCACTCACATTATCCCCGACGACATTACTGTTTGTTGTTATCGCGTTTATTGTTGAAGCAATGACGTTATCCCCAACCACATTACCATTCAAAGTAATTACATTCACATTATCCCCAGAGACATTACCATAAAGTGTAATCGCACTCACATTATCCCCGACAACATTACTGTTTGTTGTTATCGCATTTATTGTCGAAGCAACGACGTTATCCCCGACTACATTACCATTCAAAGTAATTACATTCACATTATCCCCAACCACATTACCATTCAAAGTAATTACATTCACATTATCAGCAACAACATTACTGTTTGTTGTTATCGCGTTTATTGTCGAAGCAACGACGTTATCCCCGACTACATTACCATTCAAAGTAATTACATTCACATTATCCCCGACAACATTACTGTTTGTTGTTATCGCATTTATTGTCGAAGCAACGACGTTATCCCCGACTACATTACTATTCAAAGTAATTACATTCACGTTATCCCCGACTACATTACTATTCAAAGTAATTACATTCACGTTATCCCCAGAGACATTACCATAAAGTGTAATCGCACTCACATTATCACCTACGACATTACCATTCAAAGTAATTACATTCACATTATCCCCGACAACATTACTGTTTGTTGTTATCGCATTTATTGTCGAAGCAACGACGTTATCCCCGACTACATTACCATTCAAAGTAATTGCATTCACATTATCCCCAGAGACATTACCATAAAGTGTAATCGCACTCACATTATCCCCGACAACATTACTGTTTGTTGTTATCGCATTTATTGTCGAAGCAACGACGTTATCCCCAACCACATTACCATTCAAAGTAATCACATCTACATTATCCCCGACCACATTACCATTCAAAGTAATTACATTCACATTATCACCTACGACATTACCATTCAAAGTAATCACATCTACATTATTACCAATAACGTTACCATTCAAAGTAATCACATCTACATTATTACCAACAACGTTACCTGTTAGAGTAATCACATCTACATTATTACCAATAACGTTACCATTCAAAGTAATCACATCTACATTATTACCAACAACGTTACCGTTTAGTGTAATGGCTGTTAATTCACCCGATGTGAGCGTTATGTTGTTTTGTGCTATTACGTTACCGTAGACGTGTAAATCTATGACGTTTGCGGAATCGGGTGTGATTTCGGTATCTAAAGAACTGTTTAGCGTGTAGCCGATCATTATTTCTTTTTCGTCGCCTCTAAAAGTTACCGTTGGATTCGCGTTACTACCGGGTTGTTTCATGATAATACCAATATCTGTAGTTGCTAATTCGTTATTGTTAGCGAGACTTATAACGGCATCTTCAATTGTTGTGTTTATAGTATCTATAGTTGTTGTCGTACCTTCGACGAGGAGGTTTCCTTTTATGCGAGCATCTTTTTTTACCGTAATATAGTCTGTTTTCGTATAATTCGATACATTTACATTCCCCATAACTTCAATGACGTTTGACCCTAACGTATCTATAGTAACATTCGATCCAACCAAGGCTTTTCTCGAGGTAAATGTATTCCCCGTAACTTCAACGACGTTTGACCCTAACGTATCTATAGTAACATTTGACCCAATTAACGCTTTTCTCGATGTGAATGTATTACCGGTCACAACTAATATATTTGAACCTATATCGTCTACGAACAAATTTGAACCAACGTCTAACGTGTGTACAGGCAAAGCGTTTGCTATACCAACATTACTCACCGTGATTAAAGATGTACCACTTTTATTAAATTCAACTGTTTTAGAAGCGGCTGTATTACCTTGTAAAATGATATTGTCTAGAGTCAAGTTTGATAAAAAGTAACTATCACCGTGGTAAAATCCCGCACTTACGTTACCCGTGGTACTAAATGCGTTTATGGAATCAGTTGGGTGTTGTAAAAACGTACTCGAACCTAAACTTAACCCCGTTATAGTTGGATTGTTATTAGCAAGACCAATATGGTCTAATGTAATCGAATCTGTATCTATTCTACCCGAAACCTGAATTTTATTATCTGCATTAGAATCTATTAAAACGGAAGGACCCACACGTACTTCACCATCTTTGGTTACATGAAATTGTGAACCTATATCAAGTGCGTGTGTAGGGCTCGTATTTTGTATACCGACATTACCAGTTGTTACAAAAGAAGTCGTATCATTTATAAAACGAACCGTATTTGATGTAACGTTATCATTATTCGTCGCGTATTGTAAATTAATCGTGAAAAGTTCAACCGCGAGTACATTCGAATCTATAATTTCCTTAGTTTCTGTGTTATACGTCAATATGGTTATATCACTAGATGTTATATCATCTTCTTGACGAAGTGGTGTCATGTAAATACTCCCTGGACTTGATGTATCTATAGCAACATTAGAGGCATTGAACACAATCGTATTTTCACCCTGGTCATCTGTAGAATATTTACCAAACCGGATTTTGGTAGACCGCTCGAGGGTCGGTATGTTTTTAACCATTTAATATAGGTGCGCATTTTAATTTGCGTAAATGAGACCGGCCATACCATTTTCGATACGAAGTATATTATAGTTTACTGCATATATTGGGTCTGAAATGACCATGGATTGACTCACGACCTTTGCTGAATCTAAACGACTAAAATTGAGTGTTCCTGTCGGCTGGAGTGAACTTGTTGATAAACAAAAACAGTATAAGAAGAAATCTGGTGATGTGACGAAATTTGTATGGTAATAGTTCATAACATCTATGAAATGTGGTTTCGCCCATTTAAAATTACCAATATCTAACCCGTTTATTTCGATTTTAATTTTATTTGTTGTAGACGTTAAAGCACCTTCAGTTGTTGTATCTGAAGATGCAATATACTTAACTGGGTGGTTAAACGTCAGTTCTTGAACAAGTTCATTGGATGGAATACTTTTTTGAACCTGTGTAATAATTAAATCGTGGTTACGGGAAACGAGATTACCGCGTTCTTCATTGTCTAAATAATAATAGTTTGAATAACATTCAAAGTTATAGTTACCTGCATCCGGGCCCCAGTGTATACGTAATTCGACGTTATGGTACTGTAAAGCGATTATGGGTAAAGCACATTGTGGACCTTCACAGAAGAAGAATCTAAATGGGTAAAAATACGAACGCGCGCTTACACCTGGGTGTGTACCTATAGCACTTTTTGAGACGTTCGTTGCAAATGTATCAATAGCTATTTTTTCGGTAAATATGGCGTCTTGTGTATCTATGACCTGACCACCAATAAGAAGTTCAACTTTATCGATAAGTGTATCCCAGCGTTGAATATCGAGTGCTTGTGCGTTATTATCTATAGTAAGGTACGTATACCCTAATAAATCCCCTGTTCGGTCAAACCGAATAGATGACATGGAATTACCTTTCACAGACCCTTGTATTGTCTGTTTTTCTACGGACTGTGAAAAGTTAGAATGCCTTTTAAACGTTGATGTAAAAAAAGAAATTTCTGGTTCGCCCATAATGTGTTCATCTTGAGCACCTATGGCGATGAGTTGAACAATACCAGAAGACATTTATAATAAGAAAAGGTTAAAAATATGCGCTATTTACCACTCTCCTGGAATGGTAAATTTTTTTGTTTACATACGAATCTAAAAATAAAAAAGTTATCATCTGTACCCTGTATAGTATTACCATCTTGGTTAAATAATGTAAATGTTAATCGGTCTATTTTTCGTATAGGTGTTGAATATTGTTGAACGACTGGGTAGTTATCTTTGAAAATAATTTGCGATACTGTGCCACCACCACTTATCAAACTTCCAAATGAATTGTTTACTTTAGATATAACTTCCTGATTTTCATACCCATAAATATTTGATGTTCTTTGTGAATAATTCGTATCGAGTTCGTTCACAGAAATATAACAAACGTTAGAATTTGTAGTTGTAATTTGTGCAGCTACAAGTCTCGCCTGAACAATATTTTCTAGTGTTTGTTGAAGATGAACAGTAAACGTATTCTTACTTAACTGACCTATAGTATCAACTGTAATCGTATGATACTCGTGTTCGAAATCAGGTAAAGATGACTGACTAGTCACTAAAGCCATTTATATATACCGGAGATTTTACTTCATCTTATAACCCGCTTGTTCCTGGACGAGTTTTTGGCCGTTGCATACACCACCAACACTATTCGAATAGTAAGCGGTTTTCAAACATTCTTCCGATGATGGAATGTCAAACAACGAACCCGTGTTTACAGCTTCGATTTCAATTTCTTTGCCCTGGTATCCACTGGTACGAAACATCGTGAGGACACACAAAAGGAGTACGACTATAAGCATAGCTCGAAGAGTATTTTTGTTAGTGGAGTTAAGTTTCATTTATATTGAAACAACATTTTTTATAAAGTGCGTTAAAGAGAATAGAATAGTTTCAATATAAAGAGTAATGGACGGAGAGATTATTCTTGATCGTAGAGATACAAATATCATGAAACTTGATGATAACGAACAGGCTTTGATGAATGAAATAGAGATTGAAGTTCCTAGATCTCAGCCTGTGAAAAAACAAATTACGCGTATGAAGACGCAGTTTACGCCACCTCAACCACAGGTGTTTCAGGAAGACATGGATTCATTTGTTAATCCAAACAAACAAACACCCCAGTCGGCACCGGCTATTCAGGAAGAACCAGTCGACTATGGTGAATACGAAGATGACGAACCTGAGATGGACTACGGGGGAGGAGGTGGTGGGTATGCCATGGAGGAAGAAGAAAAACCATCCCCTGGTTTTAAAACAATAGACGAAGAGAAAGCCGATTTAGTTAATAAACTCGGACGTTTGGAAAAAAAGGGGTTTACTGTAAACAAGCGTTTGAATGTTTATTCCCCTATAGATGAACTTAGAAACGAAGTTAAGCGAATTACATATAGTATAGATGTCGATAAATCAATTAAGTTTTCGAGACGTATGCTTATCGCGTGTACGACAGGTCTTGAATTTTTAAATAAGAAGTATAACCCATTTGAGATTCAACTCGATGGATGGTCTGAAAATGTTATGGAAAACGTCGACGATTACGATGAGGTTTTCGAGGAGTTATACGTGAAGTATAGAACAAAAATGCACGTTGCTCCAGAAATCAAACTTATTATGATGCTTGGTGGTTCGGCGATGATGTTCCATTTAACGAATAGTATGTTTAAATCCGTCATGCCAAACATGAATGACGTGATTAAACAAAATCCGGGACTCGTTCAGAACATGATGACCGCGGTTCAGAATACGGTTCCAAAATCTCAGCAACAACAAACACCTGAAACCGGTGAACGACGCGAAATGCAGGGACCCGGTTTCGACATTTCGAGTCTTATGGGTAACATTATGATGCCACCAACACCACCTATGAATACGACGAGTATTGCACCACAGGAACCACCTAGTGTAGATGATGACGATGACGACGACGTTTCGGATATAGCTGAAGCTCCAACGGAAGAAGGTGAAGGTGAAGACGGCGACGTTCGTGAAGTGAAAGTTTCTCAGACCAAGGGTAAACGCGGGCGAAAGAAAAAGTCGGTCGAAATTAATTTGTAAAATATAGTATAAATGATAGGTTATTGTCCCTTAGACGAAGATCCTATTGAAAGACCGAGGCCTTCACAACAGGTACCAGTCCCAGTCCCAGTCCAGGAGAATCGTAAAAATTCTACTGGCGAGGAGGATACCGAGTGTAATTATGTCGTGTTGTTTTTCATTGCGGGTGTTATTGCCCTAGCGATCATGGACTCATTTCCACGAAAGTAAAGTAAAAACTTTCTACCATTCTGACCTTTTCCAGAATGGTAAATTAGTTTAACCACAGTGATATGTACACCCTACAAAAGCTGCCTTGTATACATGATTCACTTCATCCGTCTCCATGCCATTAGCATCGAGGTATCGGATTTTATAGGCTTTCTCTGTTTCTGTGGGATGGTCTTCCCATATAAAAATACCATTTTCATCAATTGAATTAATCATTTCTTCTCTCGATTCGTGTATCCAAACATAATTTTCTATTTCATAGATTAATGGATCTTCTATAGTTTTTTCTTCATAAATTAATTGGTAATATTTATCATTACCATCAGCGTTTGTTTTTATTCTCCTTTGTGTATCCGGTAATACATTGTATTCTTCTTGTGATATTACCTTTATTTTGTATTTTATCCAGTATTCTACATTTCCCAGTTCCTTTTTAATTTGTTTCACTGGTTGAATTTTTGGATTAAAATCGCAATCCATCGTTATTTTAGCAACCGTATAGTTAGCGAGGAACTCAGAGTCCTGCTTCTGACCATAGCCAACTATATTGGATGTCGTGATATAATCCCCTGATTCGAGGGAACCATTGATATTGGTCACCCAAATGGCACCTTCACCTACGGAGTTGATAAAAGTACGCGTATCACCTCTTTCTTTAGGAATAGGGATCGTTATGGTACCATATGTATCTTCGCGTGATTCTGGGTCTTCACCACTAGATATTACACCAAAGCACGATTTATCGTAGGCAACATTGCTGAGACGAACATCTGGTAAAGATTCATTTATTTGAATCGCACGATTTCCTTTATATGTGGCAAAACTCGCACTCGTGTATGTATTCTTATTTGCACATACGATGAGACCAATATAGTCATTAATATTTTCGGTCCAAACATTTTCTACAAAAGATCTATGCTGTCCAGTGAAGTCATCCAATACAACTCCTGAATCTGACCTGATGTACATTTTGTCGTTCCCATTGACATGTAAGACCCACGTGTTATTAATCTCCAGGAAATGGTAAGCGTATCCACTGGTTCCTGAATATGTCTGGTAGTAATAATGTGTCGGACGAAACAACCTTTCTGAAGATGAACCCAAACTTACATTTCCGCCAACCTGAAGCTTATGCTGAGGACTTGATGTTCCTATACCAACATTACCCGAATTGTAGTATATATTTGAACCCGAGGTTGTCCA